TTTCCTTGAAGGTCGTCGATGGTTGAGACGTTGGCGTAGGGGTTGTTCTCCACCTTCGGCTCGGGGAGTTGCTGCTTCGCCTGCTGGACCGCAGCCTCAAGGGCGGCAGCCTTCTCCTCGGCTAGCTTTCGCTTGGCCGTGAGTTCAGCAATGCGTTTGAGCAGGCCGCTCTTACCCTTCTGGGCAAGCTCGGCAATCTCCTCATCCGTAAGCTCGTCAATATCCTTAGAAAGAACCTCCTTAGCTTTCGGAGCTTCAGTTGGCTCGCCCTCCTGTGAGGTGGCCTCCTTCTTCTCTTCTGGCTCGGGAGCCGATTCAGTCGTTGAAGGCGGGGCCTTCTGGCGGCTGGCAATGCGGGCGGACAGGAAGTCCTTATCCGTCATTGGCTTGTTTTCCACGGCTGGTTTAGCGTCTGCCGAGTTGGACGATGTGACTTCTGGCATTGTTGTTTTCCGCCCGTAACGCAGGCGATGCGACGGGCGAATGCTAGCACGCTGTTTTCGTCCTTGCCCGTAAAGGACTGACAGCCATCTCTATGGGGATGGACCCAAAGGCTTTAGAAAGACTCCATAACAGCGAAGACTTCCTGGCGTTCTTGGACGAGGTTTACAGCCAGCGGGAGGGCTGGATAAGCAACCTCCACGACCGCAATACGGACGCCATCCAGCAACTAAGCGGGCGCATCTGTGCATTGGACGACGTGCTTAACGCCGCCCAATACAAGGCGTTGAGTGCTAAGTGGGCCTCGCTCAGGCAGTGATTCCCTGAGTTTGGATATTGCCCATCTGGGCCGGGGCGGTACCAATGCGCCCAATCTGGGCATTCTGCATCTGCATCAGCGCCATTTGGTACTGCTGTAAGTACTTCTCTAGACGCGACTTGAATGCTTCGTCCTGCTGTAGACGCTGCATAACGTCGGGCTGCTGGGTGTACTGCTGAATCACCTGCATCGCCACCTGAGCCCCATTCGGGCGAGCACCCACCTCGATGCCCGCGTAAATCTTGGACAGGTCATCAGTCACCTGCTTCACAATTTGCTGCTGGGCTTCCTCAGCCGGCTGGAGGACGGCATCAGCTAGGGCGGGATTAACCGCACCAGCCAACACCTCCAGCATCCGGTCCATATTGATGCGGCCATTACGGTCGAACTGGACCAAGCTGACGAACTGGTTGAGCTGGGCCTCTAGGGCCTCGGGGTCGTTGTTTAGGACATCGAAGTTGATGACGATGTCGAAGTCCTCATTCGGGTCGCCCCGCGAGAAGCGGACGGGATCGGTGACGCCCGTAACGCGGAAGAACACCTCTTCTGGGCCGAAGCGTTGATAGCACTTGAACGCCATCCGCAGAACGTCCCGGACGTGGCTCAGGAACTTGTCCACGTAGTATTGCTGCCGAATCCGGCTCATTGGGTTCTCGTGGTCGAGCCCCATAATCCGGTTGGCCTCCTGCGTGAGGGTTTGCTCAATCTCCACAGAGCCCGGATTGAAGGGAGGAACGGGCCCAAACTGTATCTCACCCATCCGGCGATAGGGGATACGAGCCGCCGGACCGTAGTCCATTGGGGGTTGACCGTTAGCCGGGTACAGGAGCGGCGGGATGGTCGCCATACTGTTCCGATCCATCCGGCTATCCCGCTCACCCTTAATCTGCCATTGCAGGCCCACTAGCTGCTCAGGAATCGTCGCCAGCTCGTACAGGCGTTTGTTGTCCTCACTCAGGCGGGTGACGACAAAGGGGTAGTCGTCATAGCCATTGAGCAGCTCAAACTTGGCAAACTTCGGTTCCTCCGATCGGCCCATAAACTGGGGGTGGAAAACCGTGCAATAGATGCCCTCAGAGTTGTCCTCCTCGGATACGAGCCGCTGATAGCAGTAGATGATCTCGTAGAGTTCGTTAGTCTGCTCTTGGGCCGACCGATTGGAGGACGTATTGGTGCGGGGATCCGTGATGTCCACCGACGTGGCGTAGTTTTCCACCACAAAATCCACCCAGTCCTTATCCCAACCTTCCGTCGCGGCCTTGTTCTTCAGTTCCTGGGCCGTCATCAGCACCCGCCAGAAGCAATAGGGGGCCTTCTGGGGATCGGTGGTGTAGGAGGGGAAGAAAACGTCCCCATCGGGAGCCAACGCACAGACCTTCGGGGCGTTCACCGTCTGCCGGACGATGGGAAGCTCCGCTTTCCCGTCCTTACGGAGCTGTTTAATGGCCTTAGTAGCCCGACTCTGGTTAACTCCCTTAAACTGCTGCTGGAGAAGGGCGGCGATGGCCTTGTCGTCGTTTCCTTCGACGATCATTCGGGCCAAATCGGGGCTCAGTTGGGCGATTTGGTTGAGGTCGAGCTGCTGGAGGAACGTCCGGTCCTCCTTCTGCCACCCGACATAGCTCACCATCATCCCCCGCTCAAAGAGGTAGTTGGACCCCAGCTCCATCTGCCGGCGGAAATCCTTGATGTAGGTAGACACCATCCACTTCAGGAAGGCAGAGGTAACCCGCGAACGCTGCAAATCCCCCACTTCTACGGGGTAGGCTCGGATGTTCGCCCGCGAGAGGGCAGAGATACAGAGCGCAATGTAAGTATTGATGCGCTCGTTAATGAGGGGGACTTCCGTATCCGACGCGCCCTCAAAAGGGAAAGCGTCCGCTCCGTGCTTTCGGAGGTCCTTGCTCTTCCCGGGCCAGATGCATCGCCTGTAGTCGAAGGAGTCACGGGTGGACTCAAGATACCAGCTCAGATCGTTTACGGTCCGGTCGTAGGCGTTCTTCAGCGTCAGGACATCGGGTTCCTTCTGCACGAAGGTTAGGGCTTCCATTCTATCGGTGTTCATTGATTTTGCGCCGGATCGACTGGAGTACTGAATAAGAGTAATTCTTGTTGGCCGCTATCTTTTCAGACAGGTCTTGGGGGGAGATAGGTTGGTAGCGGGCGGTTAGGGTGCGAGTAAGAATCTCAAAGCCAAGAAGGCGATCAGTTTGCTCGGCCTGCCACTCCGGGTCCAATGACTTGTCATTTGGCGAGTGCATCGTGCCGATAGGTGATCCCCCCTTTGGCGTCTTCGATTAGGTCAACATAGATGTGCTTGCCGATAAGCCTATCACACGTCGAGGGTTTGACGACGGCGAGGAACCGCCCGTCCTTCCCGTGTTCCACGCAGTAGACATAGCGGGGATTGGGTGCGCGGCCTACTACCTTCACCTGGATGCGCTTGGGAACGGCCAGAGGCACCTGCACCGCGAGCCTAATCTTCGCCGCACCTTCTTCCGTGAAGTAGCGTTGGTTCTTCACCATCAGGTGGTCCTCGGGCGCGAGACGCTGGTCCCGCAGCTTAGCCAACTGGAAATTGCTAATCTTGAGTTCCTTAGCCAGTTCAATGAAGGGAATCATCAGTAGAAGGTTTTGGGTTTGGTAATTCGTAGAGCCTTGGGGTCTAGGTAGGAGATGCCGTCAATGGCGGCGTAGCGCAGAACGTCCACGGGATCCTTCCACGCTTCGTCCAGCCCTCCATCCCCCGTGTATTCCTGAAGGGCTTGGATGAGATTGTCGCACCTATCTGAGACGTAGAAGTGGGGCCGGTTCAAACTATCCACCGGGAGCTTACGGTTGTAGCTCATCTTACTCTGCAAGGCTTGTAAGCCGTCTTCGATGTCCAGCCCTGGAGCGGGGTTAAACGTAAGCCCCGCATCCGACAGGTCTTCGATGATGGACGACGCCCCGTGGGAGGTCTGGTACTTCGCCGCACCTAGCCGAGGATCAATGAGCCTATCCGTCACCGTTACCCCGTGCTCGGCCTCAATCTGGCCTATGAGGTCAACGTAGTCCCGGATGCCAAAGCCAAGTCCCTTAGCTCCTTCTCCGCCAATCCACTTCCCACCGTGCCACTTGGCCCACTCTCCGACATTAACATCCGGCCACTCCCGATAGACAAACCACGTCCCAGACGGGTCTACGGCTATCCAGCACATAAACCAGTTCTTCCGTCCAGCTGGGTCCAACACCATAAAGTGTGTCTTCCCCTTTAGGTCTATGGACTCGTGCTTCACCACATTAAGCTCCCGGCTGAAGTTGGGGAACTTCGTGCTCATCGACTTAGTCGGAATCCCGTACGCACGGGTGAGCACCTCCTCCTCCGGTCGCCCGCTTAGGTCTTTGGCGATACGCTCGTAACCACCGAAAGGGTTGTCCCGGCTGTGAAAGTAGATGATGGATGCATCTCGGTTTCGGGACTTCTGTATGTACGGGACGTTCCGCCCGTTGAGTAGCTCTGCTGGCTTGGTTCGTAGGTTGGACGCTCCTTGGAGGTAGTCTCGGACGACTTCCGTGTAGCCATCAATGGGCGTAAAAGTAACCAGAAGCTTAGCATTGCGAGTAGCCAACCTAAAACGAAGGGTGGAAAGAAGCTCCGGGCCGATGAGATACTCATCACACCAAGCACCAATATTAAGCCAGTTGGGATTGCGACATCCCAGTTCCGCGCCTTCCAATATTGTATCGTTGTTGAGGAATTGCGCATAGGTCTTGAAGATGATTGAACTCTTACTCCCCGGCAGGATTAGACTGCTCTTGGAGAATCCGTTCTTACGGGTGTAGGAGACGTTCTCCTCTGTACCCAAAACCTTCACTCTGAACTCTTCAGGTAGGGCGTCGTAGACGGCAGACTGCTGCTGACGGATGGACACGTCGGCATTCTGCGCGAAACACATAATGATGGAGCCGGGATTTTCTATGGAAGCCCTTACTACTGTGCGAGCTGCGAAAAAACTTTTCGAGCTCCGGTTGCCACCACTTACCAACAGCTCCGAGTGTTGTTCCAGCAATTCCTCCGCATCCGTCCATTGAGGAAGCTTCCACCCATACCTGTACGGGTCGCGGCGGCTATTTGCGATAGCCGAATGGTAAAGCTCGTGGAGCTTCAGAACCTCCTCTGGCTCCATCCGCGCCACCTCCTCGTCAGTCGGAGGGCTGAGAATCTCGTGTCGTTCCCAGACTAGACTCATTTAGCTCTCCACAAAGCGTACGGATGGGAGGACATTCCCAGAGTTAGTTCCTCCACCAAGTCATACTTCTCCTCTAGGAGGGGACGGAAGGAGGGCTGGCCGGCTTGGTGGCAGAGATAGGCATTCCCGTTCTCAAGCTGTCCGTGGCTCACCGTGAACAGATAGGGCACTTTTAGCTCGGCCAGAATATCTAGCCAAGCAGCGATGGAGACAAACGAACACTCGTTCCAGCTATGGATGTTCACCGCCACTTCACACTTGGGATGGGTGGTGAGAAGCTCATCTGGGCTTAGAACGTGGACGTTCCCGCTATGGACGTAGCAATCGACGTGCTGCCGGCAGACGTTCCGGCTCACCTCCACCCCATCCGTACACCAGTAGTCCTTGACGTAAGGGGCCGCGCTTACAGCCAACCGTCCATACCCCGCCCCAATGTCCAAGATGTTATGCCCTAACAGCCTGTGCTTATCCAAGAACCACAACTCCGTATTGGCATCCAGCCATTGTCTGGTGACGGGTCCAAATGTCCGGGTGTTCACAAACCTCGCCCCGTGGCTCACATCCCGTAGCCGGCCAAACCGATCAAACGCTGGGATGTCCCAACGCCCAATCCAGTCTGCCACTTGGTCAAACTCCTCGGGCTTCTGGCTGTCCTGTTCTACAAAGACGGGGCTCTTGGCGTATTGATCGCCGGCCAAGCTCACCATCGCCTGCCACTTGTCCCACATCGCTAGGTTCTTAACTCCCGCTATCAGAGGGTTCATTTGAAACGTCCTTGGTTAGAATCTCTACGGCACTCAGCTTTAGCTTCTCCCTAGCTTCCTGAATAGCCTTCATTGCATCCTCCAAGGAAGGCGCGGCGCTCTTGTGCTCCACCACCACCTTGTTCTCCCCCACAGCAGCCAAGAACTTGTCATTGGCAATGCCCCATGGAATTGAAAGGTCCCTAATATTGGTCCGCGCCAATTGCTCGGGATCCTCCGCCAGCATCCGCATCTTCTCCTTCTGAAGGAGTCTTAGACCCTCGGCAATCTCCAGGGCATCCTCGGCCAACACAGCCCGCCGCTCATCCAGCAAAACCTTATGCCGGGCCTTCAACCTAGCCACCGTGTCCCATTGAAGCCCCAACTCCTTCTGGATGGTTCTAAAGCTCTCCCCATCCGCCAGCATCTCCAAAGCCCGCGTAGCCTTCCCAGGGTCCGTCCTTTCTAAGAAGTTGCCGGTACGATCACCCACCTCCGCCACCGCCTTAGCCATCTTACTCATCTGCCGCTTCGTCGCCATAGCTTATTAACGCCAGACGCCCTTTCCTTTAACAAGCTTAAACGTATTAAGCGAACGGCGGCCCTTTAAGGGGA